CGCGCCCGCTGACCCCTCACCCTCCTTCTGCCCCGCACTCTGTGCGCTGAAAGGACAACCTAATGGCACGCACCGCACTCTACGCCCCCGCCCACCGCGTGATGGGGCGCAACCCGCCAGGGTCGCGCGTGGGCGCCAGCCAGCCACCCGCGGTGTCGATGTCCTTCGATGCCGCCGGCATGGGTATCCAGGACAGCCGTTGGCTGTGGAACACCGGCACCTCGGCCTTCGCGCCGCAGGTGATCGGCTGGCCCGACCCGGGCCTCTACCCGGTGCTCGATGTGGTGCCGGCCACCCTGGCAGCCGCGGCCTTCGCAGCGGCGCAAGTCCCGGTCGCCGGTACGCCAATGACCCTGGTCGTCGCCTCCGGCGCTGGGGTGATCGTGCCGACCACGCCGACGCAGATGTTCCCCGGCGGGCAGCTGGTGCCGATCACTGGGCGCTTTGTGCAGGCGATCCCGGTCTACCAGCGGTTCGGCTTCGGCAAGCAGCAGGCCTACGCCTACGACAGCGCCACCATGATCGAACGCTGCATCACCGTCAGCAGCGTCGGCAACGACAGCGCCGCGACGATCCTGCTGACCGGCGTCGATCAGTACGGCTACCTCATGACGCAACGGCTGACGATGGGCAACGCGGTCCCAGTGACCTCGACCAAGGCGTTCAAGGCGCTGCTCAGCGCGGTGTGCACCGGCACGCTGTCGGGCTCCAACGTGTCGATCGGCACCTCGGACACCATCGGGCTGCCGTTCTATGCCGCACAGCAGAGCCAGCTCTACGGCTTCTTCAACAACGCCGTGCTGTATGGCGTGGGCACGTTCGTGGCCGGCGTGACGACCATTCCGTCGACCAACTTGCTGGGCGACACCTGCGGCACCTGGATACCCCCGAGCGCCACGGATGGTGCCAAGCGGCTAACGCTGTTCCAGCGCCCGTGGATACCGCAGATGACCAACCCGACCTTCGGCATCAACCAAGGCATGTTCGGGGTCTTCCAGGCCTGAGGAGGCACTCGTGGCTGATTTAGTTTCCAGTCAGATACTGGAGAACGGGCCGCGCTTCCTCGTGGCCAAGTTCACTAGCTTGTCCGATGCCACGGGCGAGGTTGGCGTCACCAAGATCGATGCCACCTCGACCGGGCCCTACGGGCTCGTGTTCCAGGGCAACACCCTCTATCCCGGCATCCACCTGCAGATCGTCTCGGTGTGGTTCTCGGTGTCGGGGATGGTGTTGCGCGTGCAGTGGCACGCGACGACCAACCGCGACATCTTCGTGCTCAGCCAAAGCGACAACTGGCAGTTCCTCGACGCCAACCGCGGCGGCTTCGGCGGCTTCACGCCACCAACCGGTGTCGCGGGGATCACCGGCAGCATCGACTTCACCACAGCCGCCGCGGTCGCCAACGGCGGTTACACAATCATACTAAAATGCAGCAAAGGTATCCCGCAGAGCTGAGGATAAGACGATGTCACTGCTGGGGCTGATCCTGTTGATCCTGCTGATCGTTATCCTGTTCGGCGGCGGCGGCGTTTACCTCGGCCCACGCTACGGCTGGGGGCCGACGCATTACGGCGGCGTCGGCATTGTCGGGATCATCCTGATCGTGCTGCTGGTGTGGCTGCTGCTCGGTCGCGGAGGGCCGCTCTAAATGGATATCGGGTTCCTGTTCTGGCTGCTCATGTTGCTTGCCATCATCTTCTACATCGGTGGCTACTGGGGACCGTATTCCGGCAGCCCGCATGTGCCGCGGTTCAATGGCATCTGGGTGTTCGTTTTGTTGTTTCTTATCGGCTGGCGCGTCTTCGGTTTCATCCTAAGAGGGTAACGCTATGCCGTACGGCACATGGTACAAACCCGGCGACTACAACGTCATCGATGACATCTCAGGCTTCCGCCTGAAGCACAGTCAGGCGCGCAAGATCCCAGGCGGGCAGACCGGCGGTCTCCTGGTAGATGCCAAGCGCTGGGAGCCGCAGCATCCGCAGGACTTCGTGCGCGGCATCGCCGACGACCAGTCGATCGCCGAGGCGCGGCCCCGCCAGCCGAACCGCTTCGTCGTTGTTGCGACGTTCGTCACCACCTATGCGCCGCGGTTGACCCACTTCGTGCAGGTCGACACCGCGGAGGGGTTCACTGTCAACGACAAGGTCGCGTTGATGCTGGATAATGGCGAGAACTACTTCCCGACGATCACCGGCATCGAGGGCAACATCATCCGGCTGACACCAGCCCTGCCGCACGGTGTCGGTGGCACCATCGGATCGCCGATCGAGAACACCATGCTGAACATCGGCCCGTCGGATGCGCCACCGTTCCTGGTAGACGATGCAGGCGTCCTGATCGGCGACGACAACGCCGACCTGCTCTCGGTCGGGTCATGAGCGAGACCCTCGTCGAACGCGTCGGTGATCTGCCGTACGCCGTCACCCCGACGACCAGCGACACCGTCGCCGCGTGGCAGCCTGGGCAGACACCGCACACACGGCAGATGTCGCTCGGGCAGATCCAGGCGGCGATCGGCGGTCTGGTCGACGACGCCCCGCGCGACGGCATCGTGTATGGCCGGGTCAATGCCAGCTGGGTGCAGGTGCTGCCGGCCTCGGGCGGCACGATGACCGGCGCCCTCACGATCCAGTACGACGCACCGCCCGACACCATCGGCCCGGTGCTCAATCTCATCGGCACCTCCACCGTGGCATACCCCGACACGCCCTGGCCTGGGGTTTATCTGTCGGCGCCTGCCGGAGCCGCCGGAGCGATCGCGGCGACGCGTGCCGGAGTGTATCGCTGGCAGCTGCAGCTCCCCGACACCCGGCCGGAGAGCGGCAGCAACGTCGGCAGCGACTTCTCGCTATTCCGCTACGCCGACAATGGTGCGCCGCTCGATGGCGTGGGCAATGCCACGCTGCGGGTGGAGCGCGCCACCGGCCAGCTGGTGCTGCCAAACGGGCTGCGCATTACCGGCGGCACCGCGACGGTAGCGACCGATCCCACGACCGCACTCGGCATCGCGACGAAGCAGTATGTCGACACCAAGACCGCCCTTCCGCCGTCCTTCCCGATCGGGCCTGCCGGCGGGTCGTTGGCGGGCACCTATCCCAACCCCACCATTGCGGCCAGCGGCGTCGCAGCCGGCACCTACACCTATGCCACGGTGACGTGCGGTGCTGACGGGCGCATTACCGCATTGGCCAACGGCGCGCTGCTAGCGCCCTCGGCGCCCTCCGGACCAGCCGGCGGCGATCTGACTGGGAGCTACCCGAACCCTACTCTGGCGGTCACCTCGGTCGCTGCCGGCAGCTACACGAACGCCAACATCACTTGCGATAGCAAAGGACGCCTCCTCACCGCAGCCAACGGCAGCACTGCGCCGACCGGCGCGGCGGGTGGCGATCTGGTCGGCACCTACCCGAGCCCGACGCTGAAGACGACGACGGTCACCGCCGGCAGCTACACCAACGCCGCCATCACGGTGGACGCCAAGGGCCGTGTGACCGCGGCGGCCAATGGTGCCGCCCTGGCTATGGGCTCGCCCACAGGGCCCGCAGGCGGCTCGCTGACGGGCACCTACCCGAACCCCACCCTGACCACGACCGGCATCACGGCGGGCTCCTACACCAACACCAACCTTACGGTGACGACCGACGGTCGCATCACTGCGATCGCCAATGGCAGCACCAAGAGCGGTGGTGGCGGCACGGTCACCAGCATCGCCACGACTAGTCCCGGCATCTTCGGTGGCCCGATCACCGCCACTGGCACCTTGTCGGTGCAGTGGAACGCCGGCACGGTCAACACACTCGGCTCCGGACTGACGCTCACGGGCGGCAATCTATCTGCCACGGGTGGCGCGCCATCTGGCACAGCTGGTGGCGATCTGAGCGGCACCTACCCCAGCCCGGCGGTGGCCAAGCTCAACGGCACGCCGCTCGGCGCGATGACAGCGACCGCCGGCAATATCCTCATCATGGACGGCACGACAGCGCAGTCCAAGACGATGACCAGCGACGCAACGCTGAGCGCGGCGGGGGCTCTGACGGTCACCAAGACCAACGGCACCGCCTTCGCGCCATCGGCGACCCTCGACACCACCAACGCGACCAACATCACCAGCGGCAATCTGGCGGTAGCGAGACTGGCTGGCGGCACGGGCGCAAGCGGCACGACGTTCTGGTGTGGCGACGGGACATGGAAAGCGGTGCCGGCGCAGGCGTTCTCCTCGCTCACTGGCGTGGCGACCTATCTCCAACTGCCAACGGAAGTTCAGCAGCTGCCGATTAGTTTCCCGTTCTCCGGGAAACCGAGCACGGCGGCGGTGGTCAATGTCCCGATGGCGTTCGCGGTGACGATACCATCCGCCCTGGCAGGGACCGTCGTGTATGACACCACCAAAACGACAGCGAGTGCGGTGTTCACGGTGAACCGTATCACGGTGGCTGGTGCGACGACTGCGCTCGGCACAGTGACGGTCACCAGCGCCTCGAACACCAGCTGCACGCTGGCCGGCACAGGCGGCTCACTGGCGGTCGGTGATGTGCTGCAGATCGTCGCACCGACACAGGACGCATCGCTCAGCGATTTGGGTATTACCGTACTTGCGGCGAGGGTTTAGCGATGGCATGGACCTTTGGTGACAGTTTCGATCTCTACGCAGCGGTCGGCGACCCCTTGCTGGGGTATTGGGATAGCGGCGTTAGTTTTTGGAGCCTCGCGGTTGGCCGGTTTGCCAACAGCAAATGTATGCAAATAGGCAGCGGTAACGGCAGCGTTCTGTTCAAGGCCAGCAACGTCAACGACGCGGTGCATAAGTTCAACGTCGCCTTCATGCAGAGTGCCAGCATTGGCGGTACGACGATCGGCATGACAATCCAGCTTATGGACGGCGCCAACAATCAGTGCTGCATCGGATTTCGGCAGGATGGAGCGATCGTGCTTTATTCGGGAACGCCAGCTGGTGCGGCACTGGCGACCTATACCGGCGCGTATACGGTTTCCGGCGTCTGGTATTCGTTTGAGCTTGAAGTGGTGGTCAACAACACCACAGGCTCGTTTACTGTCCGCAAGAACGGCAACCCCGCCAACGATTTCACGCTGGGCTCCCTGAACACGCGCGCCGGCTCAGCCAACAACTACTGCAACCGGGTCGGCGTCGGCATGTATACCGGCGGCGGTGTGAATGCTCAATTCTTTGATGATTTTCTGTGGCGCAGCGACGCCTCAGCTGTGCCGTGGGTGGGTGACATTCGTTGCTATGTGCGGATGCCGAGCACGATATCTTCGGCGCAGTTCGCATCAGCCCCGAACCCGACACCGATAACCTCCGCAGCGAGCACCACCGGAACCGACGCGACCGCCACGGCTCGCTATTCCCCCTTCACGCCCACCGTCACCGGCACAATCGGGAGCATCCTTGCCAACCTTAACACCGGCTTCACCGGCAACTGCAAGATGTCGATCTTTGCCGATACGACCGGCGCCGCTCCCGGTTCGATTGGTCCTGCCGCCGTTCTCGGATCGGCCACCATCGTCGTCAACCCAGTGCTCGGCAACAACACGTTTACATTCGGCACGCCGGTCGCGGTCACCAAAGGCACGATCTACTGGTTTGGTGTCAGCCACGACGTCACAGCGACTTTTAACTGCCCGACTGCCTCCGGCACTATCGGGCGCCTCGGCTCGGCTGTCGCCTACGCAAGCTTCCCGAGCGCCAGTCCGGTCACGTCCTCGGGACAATACCCAGTGACTTCCACAATCAACATCACGCCGACCAACAACGCGGACTTCGTCAGCGAGGCGTTCTATGACGGCACGACGACGTATGTTTACGACGGCACGGTCGGCGACGCGGACTTCTATAACATCGCCGCCATTGCCTCGACGCCGGCCTCGGTGATTGCGGTCACCACGCGTGGCTACCTTGAGAAGTCCGATGCCGGCGCTCGCAGTGGCGCGGTGCAGCTCAAGAGCGGCGCTGCCACGGTACAGAGCCCATCAACCTCACTGAGCACCAACTGGGCTTGGCTGTGGCGCACCGATACGGTCGATCCAAATACCAGCGCGGCCTGGACCGCGACGGCGGTGAATAGCGTGACGATCGGCCCGATTGTGACGGCCTAGCGCGATGCCGGTCGTTCTTCTCTGCCACTTCGATGGCACCAACGGCTCGACGACATTCACCGATGTTTCGCCGAGCGCGCACACGCTGACGAATGTCGGCAATACTGCCCTTGTCAGCACCACAAACCCCAAGTTCGGCACCGGCTGCACGAGTTTCACCGCTGGATCAGGCACCAGGATCGAAGCTAACTATTCCGCCGATTTCAACTTCGGGGCTGGACAGTTCACCCTCGAGGCGTGGGTTTATTATACGGTGGCGCCCGGTGCCGGCACACAGGCTTTCCTGACGCAGTGGCCCGGTGGAGCATCGACCAATATCGGCTGGTATTTCGGCATGGTCGGCGGCCAGTTGACGTTCTTCTACAGCACGACAGGGACGGACAACCCAGGCCCCGGCGCCGCTTACACACCAACACTCAATACCTGGATACACTACGCGGTCGATCGTGACGCTTCCAACGTGCTGCGGGTTTATGCCAACGGCGTGGTAATCGCCTCGGCAACCGCCGCCGTCACGTTCTTTGCTTCGACGCGCAATGTGAACATAGGTTGTAACGACACCTCGGCCCAAGGTCTCACAGGTATTATGGACGAGGTGCGGATCACCAAAGGCACCGCGCGCTATGGCGGTGCGTTCACCCCACCGACCGCGCCATTTACAGACACTTCTGCACTCACCACCCAGCTCGCTGTCGAACAGTGGGTCTCTGCCGCACCGGTCTTGCAACTCACGCAGGTCGCCATCGAAGAATGGGGCGCACCCACTGCGCCGGCCTTGCAACTCACCCAGATCGCCATCGAGGAATGGGCGTCGCTGGGGATCGTGCCGCCGACGGGCCCCGCCTACGCGCTCTCCGCCAGCCGCGCCGGCATCGGCTCCGCCGTGGTATGGCAGACTGGCACCAGCACGTTCGCGCTGCCGCTCAGTGCGATCGTGGCCGAAGCCACCGCAGCGCCCGCGCCACCGGTCGGTGGTGCTGTGCAGGCGCGTGTCATGGTATTGGCTTAGATGGCAAGGAAGTGGGACACGACTGATCGTGGCCGGGCATACAATGCCTGGAACAACATGATGCACAAGTGTCATGACACGAAACATATGAATTATGCCTACTATGGTGGCCGCGGCATCGGTGTGGATGTCCGATGGCAGGACTTTGAGCGGTTCTATGCTGACACGGGATCACCTCCGGTAGGGCTGACCTTGGAGCGCATAGACAACGCCCTCGGCTACTCACCAGCTAATTGTGAATGGGCGGATAGGAGCGAGCAGGCGCGGAACAGACGCAGCAACCGGCTCATCTCGCTAGACGGCACAACGCAGTGCATAGCGGCGTGGGCCGAGCAGACCGGCATTCACACGCGCACGATCCGACGCCGGATTGACGTTCTGGGGTGGGCTGTTGAGCGAGCGCTAATGGAGCCGGTTCGTTGAGTGATTGGTACGTATCGAGCGTCGCCTGGACAGCGATCACGCAGTTCGCGGTGAGCGGCGTCTACACCGTCGGACAGATCGTCCGACCGTTGACGGCGCCCGCCTTCACTGCCCAATACGCCTTCCGCTGCACCACCGCCGGAACCGCCGCCACCGAGCCGGCGTGGCCAACAGGCAACAACAGTACGGTCACCACGGGCGGCGCCACCTTTACCAATGTCACCGGCCAGTCGACCTACGGCTGGGCAGCGGCGGCTGGCAACTTATACGAGTTGACCTTCAGCGGCCCGTCTTCGCGCATCGTGCTCGGGGACCGGATTTTCCTGTCGAGCGACCACAGCGAGAGCAGCGCGAACAACTGGTACCAACTATGCGGCCCGGGGTTTGGTCTCACCCAAGCCATCTCGGTCAACCGCGCCGGATCGGTCCCACCAGTCGCCGCCGACGCCCTGTCGGGCGCCAGCATCGCATCCACCGTCCCTTGGATCTTAGATGCGATGTCCGACACCTACTGGCAGGGCATCACTTTCAACGTCGCTGGCACGGCAGCCACATTCTACTTCTCCAACAGTGGAACAAAAGCGCACTACTTCAAGAATTGCGCCCTCATCTTCAGCACCAGCAACACTAGCTGCTGGGGAAGCGGCGCTTGCCCGACGAAGGTGACCTTCGACAACACCACGGTGACCTTCAACGCCATCGGTCAACGCCTCCTCAACCCCAGCAACTACGGGTTCGACTTCACTTGGATAAATACGCCAGCAGCCGTGCTGGGCACCGCGCCAGCGGCATTGTTCAACAACACTCAAAACGGCGCCGCGACGTACATCACCTGCCGGGGCGTTGACCTGAGCGCGGTGACCAACACACTCGTCAACGGCCTCGCCACCAACTCATTCCAGAAGGCTCTGTTCGATAGCTGCCGCATTGCCCCGGGCGTCGCGCGGCTCGGCACCGCTTCCTACAATAGCGCCGCCGACGAGGTCGAATTGGTCAACTGCTTCGACGGTACGAGCATCATCAACGAACGCCACACACCAGCCGGCGATGTCACCGTAGATAGATCGACAGTCCTGGTCGGCGGCGCACAGGACGATGTCGGGCTGTTCTCACACAAGCTGGTGTCCAGCACGCGCAGCGATCCTTTCGCGATGACGCTCGACACGTTCTGGATGGACGTCGAACTCACCACCGTCGGTGCTCCGCGCACCGCGACCGTAGAGATCATCAGCAGCGCCAGCCTGAACAACACCGACATCAACCTGATGCTGGAGTATCAGGCCACGGCTGGCTCATCGCTCGGCGCCTTTGCCTACAGCCTGCCTAGTCCACTGACACCCTCAGCCGCCATCCCGACCTCCACGGTGACCTGGAACAACATGCCATCGACCCCGGTCAAGCAGCACATCCAAGTGACATTCACACCGCAGGTCGCCGGGCGGGTGCGTGGTATCGTGCGTCTCGGGAAGATCTCCACCACAGTGTGGGTCAACCCGCAGATCATCATCACCTGAGGTAGGTCATGGCCTCCAGCGGCGACTACACCTTTAATCCCAGTACGTATCAAATCATCACGGGCGGGCTGCGGCTGATCGGCGCCATCCAGTCCGGTGAAGCCCCACCGGCCGAGGAATACGAGGACGCGCTCGCCGCATTGAACGGCCTGATCCACGCGTGGCAGAGCAACAATCTGCACGTCTGGACCCAGAGCACGATCGACGTGCCGCTGGTCGCCGGGCAGGCCTCCTACCAGATCGGCATCGGCTCCGCGGACCTGCCGCTCATCCCCAGGCCGCTGAAGATTACCGAAGGCCGCTTCGTCCTCGGCGCCGAGGAAGAGCCGTTGATCCCGATGTCGCGCTGGGACTACGCCAACCTGTCCAACAAGCTGACCCCTCCCGGACCGCCTGTGCAGTACTTCTACGACCCGCAGCTGCCCTTCGGCGTCCTGACGGTCTATCCGGCGCCCGCCGCCACCGGCCTCGCCCGCTTCGTCGCCCAGCGCCCGCTGCAGAGCTTCGATACCCAGCGCGATACCGCGGACATCCCGCAGGAGTGGGTCTCCGCGCTCCGCTTCGCCCTGGCAGTGGAGCTGGGCCCCGAATACGACGTGCCCGCCGAGCGGATGAAGATGCTCAAGGAACTGGCGGACGAGAAGCTCAAGATCGTCCAGGGCTGGGACACCGAACCACAAGGCACCACCACCCTGCCGTTCTCCCAGGCAGTGTACCAATTGATTGCCGGCGCGCTCCGTCTGTGCGGTGGCTGCGGCGCGCAGGAGACCCCCACTCTCGGCCTGATCAACAACGGGTTCTACTCGCTCAACGCCATGGTGCAGTCCTGGCAGGGCCTGGGGATACATCTGTGGACGGAGCGCGACGCCACCTTGTTCCTGCAGCCCGGCCAGCGGATCTACCGCATCGGTGTCGGATCTCCCGACCACTGCTGCGCCTCCAATGCCTGGAGGCAGACCTTCCTGACCGGCACCGCCGCGGCCGGCGCCACCACCCTGGCGGTCAACGCGATCACCGGCATGGCGGCGGGTGACCACGTCGCCGTGGTGCTCGATGCCACCGCGACGCAGCAGGCGCACTACTTCTGGACAGTCGCGGCCGCAGTGCCGGGAACCACCATCACACTGGCCTCCGGGCTGCCCTCACAGGCCTCCAGCGGCGCCAGGGTGATCTCCTACACCGACGACCTGCCGCGGCCTCTGAAGGCCCCCGCAGCCCGCCGCATCATCTATGCCGGCAACCTAGGGATACCGACCAAGATCGAGACGCCGCTGACGGTCTACAGCCGGATCGATTACAGCTTCCAGACCAACAAGGACGAGCCGGGAGAGGTGACCGGCTTCTTCTTCGATCCGCAGCTGGGCTTCGCCGAGCTGTCGACGTGGCCGACCGCCGGGAACGTCAACCAAGCCCTGCAGATGACGGTGCAGCTACCGCTCACCACATTTGCCGACCTCACCACCGCGGACAACTTTCCGGTGGAGTGGAATAACGCGCTGCGCTTCTGCCTCGCCGTCGAGCTGTGGCCGGAGCACTCGGAGCGCCGTGCCGCCCTCAAGGCTGACTACAACATCCAGTTGCTGAAGGGGCTGGCAGATGAACGGCTGATGGTCGCACGCGCCTGGGACCGCGAGCCGGAGAGCGTATACTTCGGAGTGCAGAGCTTCTCCGACACCCGGAACACCTAACCATCATGGAAGAACTCACCGAAGGCCTTCTTCCCAGCAGCGACATAGGCAGCGTGGGCAGCCTCCTCGGTGCGAAAGCATCCGAGATGCGTCAGGTGTCCATGCACCTTGATCCCGGCTTGCCATGCCCCTTTGTGGAATACGACCCCCCTAAGGGCGCTGCCTCGGTCTATGCTCCGACGGTTGGCGTTGCTCTGCGACCAAGTGCATTGTCTGAGGTTCGACCACCGGTTGTCGTTCCCATCCCGATTGATGTGGTCGAGTATGGTCGGCTCGCGGCCAGTGACCATCTTCCAAATGATCCGATGGGCCTGAAATCTGGTGTTATGACCCATCGGAACCGATGTGTATTTCTGGCTCGGTTGCGGTTTGACCACCTTGCCGGACCTGCGCGTCAGAAGCCCGGTGTCTGGGTCGTAGCTGAACAACTGGCTGAGCTGTCGCCGAGATGGCAGTCTCTTGTAAACCATAGACAATCTTTATCGGAGTATGTGTCATTCCGCAAGTAGCGGACTGGATCGCGCAGAGTTACACGACGAATTCCCTGCCGCTGAACGCGAGCCGGGTGGTCAATATGTTCGCCGAGCAGGAGATCCCCGACGCTCGCAGCAAGGCGAACATCGGCATCTTCATGCACCCCGGCACATCGCCGTTCGCCAACTGCGGCAGCGGCCCGATCATCAATTTCACCTCGATGGGCGGCAAGGTCTACGCGCTGACCGGTGACAGCCTGTTCCGCATCGAGCACAATGGTGTCTCGGTGTATCTCGGTCACACCTCGGTCAGCACCAACGGCTGCAGCATCGACAACAACGGCGTCACGATCTGCTGGGTGGATGGCGTGACAGGGTGGACCTACAACACGACGACCGGCATCCACCAGATCACCGATCCTAACTTCTTCCCCAGCACCACTGTCACCTACTTCGACACGTATTTTGTGTTCATCCGCCGTGGCACGCAGCAGTTCTTCATCTCGCCGCCGCAGTGGAATGGCACCGATCCGCTCAATGGCGCGATGTTCGCCAGCAAGGAAGCCACCAGCGACCTCGTCGTCGCCGCGGCCAACTGCCACGAGCAGCTGTTCATCTGCGGCGAGCGGCGCCTCGAAGTGTGGTACGACGCCGGCAACCCGACCCCGGCCTTCCCGTTCTCGCGCAGCTCGGGCGCCCTGGTGCAGCGTGGACTGATGGCGCCTTACAGCATCGTGCTGGAAGACAACACGATGTTCTTCCTCGGCGACGATCTGGTGTTTTACAAACTAAATGGGTTCGCGCCGGAACGGCAGAGCAACCACGCGATCGAAACGCAGTGGGCGAAGTACACCGGTCACTACTACACCAAGGCGTTCAGCTACACGGTGATGGGCCACAAGATGATCGCCATCACCTTCCCCGCTGCCCACGCCACCTGGGTGTTGGATCTGGCGACCAAGCGCTGGCACGAGCGCGAAAGCTGGACTGCCGACAACCACGACAGCTCGATCGGCCGCTGGCGGGTCAACTGCGTGGTCAACAACAGCTCATCAATCGAGCGCTACCCCGAGCTGCTGATGGGTGACAGCCTGTCGGGCCGGGTCGACCAGCTCAACAACAACGTGTTCCGCGAGTTCGACAGCACGATGCGGGCGCTGGTGGTCGGACCGCCTTTGCACAGCGACCGCCGTCGCGTGTTCATGCGCAAGTTCGAGATCGACGTCGAGAGCGGTATGGGGGCGCCCTACACGCAGCAGATCCTCAACGAGTTCTGTCCGGCCGGTATCACTATGACGACGCCGACCCAGATCGCGACACCAGGAGCGCTACTGGGGCTGCCGACGACCTACAGCAACTTCGTGTTCAGTGACTGGGTGTTCATGCCGAACGATGGCACCACCCGCGGCCTCACCTTCGGCAACACCAACCTGACGATCAAGATCGCCAACAACACCAGCAGCGTGGGTGCCAACCAGATCATCGTGCGCGCCAAGGATGCCAGCGGTGCCGCGATCGTCGACGCCGAGTATCAGTGGACGGTGTGGTCGTCCTGGGTGTGGGTTGGCATCACCTGCGACACCGCGACCCACGCGATCCAGTGTTGGATCAGCACGGCCGGCTATGGCGATGTGCATCTGACCGCGACATCCTTGACATGGTCCAGCACCAATCCGATCGGCAATGACGGGTCGAGCTGGTCACTGATCCCGAGCACCTGATGGCAGTCCCGCCCGCAGACGTCCGCACCGGTCTGCTGAACCCCTATAATCTCAGCATCGGTTTTTTCGCTGGGGACATCCCCCCAGGGGGGACGTACGTTTTCACCGGCTTCGTCATCAGCATCAGCACGTCGCACGACAATAATCTCAGCACCATCACCAACAACAATCACGTCTATATCGATGTGGTCACCCCGCCAGCGCATGGCGTCATCACCTTAGATGGAACACCAACAAGCCGCTTCACATGGCAACAGTCACGCGACGGCAGGGTCGCTTACACCAACACCTCCGCAGCATCATCCGACACGTTCCGGCTGTGGGCGCGATACAACGAGAGCGCGACGCCACTGCCGCTTGCTCCTGTATTCGTCCAGAATGTGCCATCAACTGCTTCGGGTGATCAGCAGACGGGGATGTACTATGGGCTCATGTTAGTCGGGGCGACGGATGCGTCGATCTATGACAATACGTTCAGTACTTATCCTGCAATAAATAACTCTTTCACGGTGACGACCACCGCCGCCAACTCGGTGCTGTTGGTCGGCGTCGTCGGCTATGCGGGAGCGGCTGGCAGCACACCCCCAACGGCACCGGCCGTCACATCGATCAACTTCGCCGGCCTGACGTTCACCCGGCTATCTCGACAGACATCGGCCGTGTACATGCCGAGCGCTATTCCGCCTGCATCCAAGAATTACGTCATGGAGGTGTGGTGGGCGCTCGCACCAACGCCAGTCAGCGCCACGCTCTCTATATCCGGCACCGGCTTCACCAGTCCTGGCTTCCTGTTGGGCGATGTCACTGTCTTCAAAAACCTCGCCAACCCAGCAGCCCCATTCGATACCAACGCAAGCAACTTCCAGCATCTCGTCACCAGCACGCCGCCATGGACCGGTATGGTTATGACGCCGGACGCGCCTGAGGTCCGGGTATTGCCGTGGGTTTACGAGCTGATTGCCGGAAACGAGGACAGTCTTACCACCAACACTTCACCTGGACTTCTTCCAAGGGGTTACGGCGTCACAGACTGGGTGCTTGAGGGTCAAGCCGTCGAGTGGCGCGTCGCCGGCCGTGGCCCAGCCTATACGAATTGCGGGATATCCTTCGCAGTATCTGGCCAGACCCTGACCGATGCCGAGCTGGTGTTCAGCGACACCGCCAGCTTCATGGATCTCACAGTGGAAGCCAACCGTCGCCTGTTCGTCAGCAGCACCATCACGCCGCAGTGGATGACAGCGAACGGCAGCGTCCCCTTCAGCGGCCAAGTGCCACCGGTCTACCTCTCGGCGCTTGGCACGGACCCGGCCACTTTCGCCAACAACAACGGTGCTGGCGGCAGCTTCGCTATCAGCAATGGCCCGCTGGGACTGGCGAGCCCACCACCGGGCTGCTCGCCGTATTTCATCACCGAAGCGGCTGGCCCCGCGTCCAGGCCGCAATGGCGATTGTCGGTCAGCGACGACGGATCGCGGACGTGGTCGACGTTGGTAAAGCCACGCGACATCGGCGTGACCGGCGCCTACAAGACGCGGCTGCGCTGGCTGAAGATGGGGCACTTCCGGCAGCGCTCGATCAAGCTGGAGTGTACCGATCCGGTCAGACGGAACATTATTGGTATTTATATCGATGACGAACAGGGTATGGCCTGATGGCGCTCCCCCCTCCCCGGACACTGATTGATGCAGAGCTGGTGTTCGAGCCGACACCCGGCTTCCTCGATCTGTCCGTCGAGGCCAACCGGCGCAAGTTCATCGCGACAGGCGGCACCCCTGCCTGGATGGGCGATAACGGCGCCCTGCCCTTCGCCGGGCCGCCGGCAGTCTATCTGACAACACGCGGACCACCGCTGGACTTTGCCGGGAACGCCGGCACTGGCGGCGGGTTTGCGCCAACCGGCGTGGTCGGTGCGACAGGCGGCCCAGGCTGCACGCCGTACTTCATCACCGAAGGGGCGGGGCCGGCGGCCGATCCGCAGTGGCGCCTCACCGTCAGCGACGACGGTGGCCGAAGCTGGAGCACGCTGGTGAAGCCGCGCTCGATCGGCAGGCTCGGCGAATACCTGAGCCGGCTGCGCTGGCTGAAGATGGGCCAGAGCCGCGAGCGCATGGTGAAGCTCGAATGCACTGACCCGATCCGCCGCAATATCGTGGGTGTCTACATCGATGCCAACCAGGGGATGACCTGATGTCGGGCACGACCATCGCCTACGGCGACCGGCCGATCGCCCGTGCCCAACCCGGCAGCGACGGGGTCTATGCCACGTTCGAGTTCCTGCAATACCTGCAGCGGCTCACCTCGTCACACGGCAACAGCCTGACCACCGCCACGGGGTTGCAGGATCAGCTCACCACCAACACCCACGCCATCGGTGTGCTCAACAGCGAGGTGAACACCCTCACCACTGGCCTCGCTGACAACGTCAGGCTCGCCCAGGGCGCCAACGGCGCTGCGGGTGTCGCTTTGCTGCGGGTGCCGGACGGCGCGGCTGTAGCCCAGGCTGGAGCCGTCGCGTTGACTTCCGGCACAGCAACACAGATCACCACGCTGACTGTGAACGCCGGCACCTACGTCCTGTTCGGCACGATCTATCTGACCGGCTCAGGCTCGGTGACGATCGCGCAGGCCTCGGTCGGGTTGACAACCGCGGTGATCGAGACGGCGCCTGGGGCATTTGCCACCGGCTGGTTCGGTGGTGGTGCCAGTCCTGGCGGCCTCGGGGTGGATCTGTCGGTCGGCACCTGCGCACAGCTGATCCCGATCGTGGCGCCACTGCCGGGGCCCTGGCCGGTCTATCTCAACATCAAGGCAACCTTCACCGGGGCCATCTCGGCCTACGGCAGCTTGATCGCGTGGCTGGCGGACGGGTAGGGTCGCTCACGGCATAGGAATGGCCGCTCACCTCCTCACCCGCAGGATCGCGAGCGATGTCCTTTGCCTTGCAAACCCACACCACGGTGCTGCCGCCGCCACCCAGGCTCCTGGCGCGACATCGCGGCTATTCGTTCCACGAAGAGAGGTTCAGCTGGCTGCGCGGCGACACTGATGCCGAGCACCTGTTCCTGCAGCATTATGCCGAGGCCAGCGCCGATCTAACGACACCGCTCGCTATCAATTGGACTATGTTCGAGAGGCTCGAACTGGCCGGCATTGAGGCGTGTGTCACCGTGCGCAAGGCCGGCGAGCTGGTCGGCTACGTGGTCTACTTCCTCGCGCCGCACATGCACTACGCCCTCACGATCGCCGAAGCCGATGTGTTCTTCATCGACCCGGCGCATCGGTCAGGCTGGCTCGGGGTGAAGCTGTTCCGGGTGGCTGAGGATCTGCTGCGCGAGAAGAGCGTCACCGAGGTCCACAACCGCGTCAAGCTGCATGTGAAGCCGGGGCGCGGCGGGCGCACCCTCGGTGTGTTGTTCCGGTTCCTCGGCTACCGGCCGGTGGAAGTCAGCTACCGCAAGAGGATCGCATAATGGCAGCCACGGTCGGCATCATCGGTGCGGTGGGTTCGGTCGCCTCTGCGGGCTCCGGCATCCTCGGGGGCATCATGGGTGGCAATGCGGCTGGCAAAGCCGCGGCGGCGCAGAAGGAAGAGCTGGACAAGGCGATGGCGTTCCAGCAGGCCGTCTACGGCACTGCGCAGACCAACATGCAGCCGTGGATTACCGGCGGCCAGGAAGCGTTGGGCGGCGTGGAACAGTTCCTGGGCCTGGGCAACACCGCGGGCGCCGCGGGGGCCGCAGGCGGCTCCGGAGCCCTCGCATCCTACAACCAGTTCACCAAGACCCCTTTCTACACATTCCCGCTGCAGCAGAACCTCGACACCATGGATCGCTCCGCGGCGGCGAAGGGCATGAGCTTGTCGGGCGGCCAGCTGGCAGATCTCGGGAAATATGCCGGAGGCTACTCCGCCAGCAACTTCGGCAGCTACATGGACGCGCTCACCAAGCTCAGCGGCATCGGCGTGACGACAGCGGGCCAGCTGGGGCAGATCGGCGGCACCGCTGGTGGTCAGGTTGGTCAGACGGCCTCCGGTCTCGCGGCTTCGGCCGGCGCCGGCATCATGGGTCAGCAAGCCGGCGTCAATAAGGCCCTTGGTGGGGTCGGCGACCTCTTCAAGGGCGTCGGCGGCCTCGTCAGCGCCGCCGATACCGCCTTCGGTGGCCAGACCAGCAGCAGCTACGACCCCACCAACTACGGCTACGCGTCAGACCCGACAGGGACCACGCCAGGAGGGGCTGCGCTGCAGAACCTCGGCTTCTTCCGGCCACTTCAGTAACCCGCTGATATTGTTAGGGCAAAAGGCTGATATGAACCCAACTAGGCAGTTTCGGTTCGCGCGCGAAGGATTTCTGTCATGAGCTGGTCACTGCTCGACATGCCGTTCCGGGGTGCCCAGTACCTCACCTCGACCCTGCCGCAGTCGATGGCCGACGTCTCCAAGACGTATGCGGGTATCCCGCTGATCGAGGCGCAGACGGCGACCGAGCGGCAGCAGCCTGATGTGCTGCGATCGCAGGCCGAGCTGAACCGGGCGCAGGTGCCCTACTACGGGGCGCTGGGCACCAAGGCGGCGATCGATGCCGAGATGACACGACTGAAGATGGGGACACTGCAGCCCCCAGACCCCAACTCCGGGATCTCTAACGAACAATCCCCCTTCGGCGGTGGTGGTGGCGGAGGTGGTGGTGGCGGAGGTGGTGGTGGTGGTGCTGCACATCCTATCGGCGACAGTCCGGACACAGACCAGGGCGGCGGCAGCACCCGTCAGCTTTACACAGCTGGGCGACCTGGGGCGGGTTCCCAGCCGGGCCCAGGGTATCAGCCGCCGGGTAGCGCCATGCTGGCGTCAGCGGCCCCTCAGCTGGGCTTCGGCGGCGTGTCCGCTGACAGCCCCCTCATGATGGGGGCCACGACCACAGAGCCAGCCAGGAGACCCCTGAGCCCCGCCGTTGACCGCGCGCTCGCCGACCCGAACGCCATGATAGCAGACCCTGATACTGGGCAGATGGTCCCCAAGGAGCAGTACCTAGCCAGCCACCCGCAAGTGCAGCCGCCGCCACCCGCTCCAGCACCAGCCGTGCTCGCCCGCCCACCTGCGTCGGCGCAGCTCGCCCAGGCCACCCCTCCCAACGCTGCGCCTGCCGCACCAGCCGCTCCGCGGCCCGGCGCCACTGACCCCAGGGAGAGCGTGACCGGCGCGAGAACCGGCGTCTACAACCAAGCTATCGGTGCCTTCGTGCCGCGTGAGCTGGATATGGCCTATCGCCGGGCGATAACCTTCGCCCCCGAGCGGTCCATAGAGGCGGCAGAGCAGTTACGTAAGCAGCGCACCGAGTATCTATCGCAGCTGGAGAGCAGCGTCACCGATCCGGCCAGCTGGAACAAGGCGATCGATCTGGCGTGGCGCCAGGGCTACCTGAGCACCGCCGACGGCAGGATGCTGTTCGACCACCCTGAGCTGCAGATGGCGGCTCTCCGAGGGCTCAAAACCAAGGACCAGACAGACGCCTGGGACCGCGAGATGTCGCAGAAAAGCTACTCGTGGAACGGGCTGCAATATGTCTTCAATCCAGACCTGTCCGCTGACAGGGCGCCCACGAAGACCGACCGCGGATGGATCGTCAACGGCAGGTTCGTGCCGGAGGTGGCGACACCATCCGAAATCGCCGCCCGGTCTGGTTCGCCGATGATGGCGCCGGGCACGATACCGGGAGGCGCGACAGGCAGACCGCCAGCGTCAACTGCTCCTGCACCAACCGCCCCCGTGCCGGGGGCTCCGAATGCGCCTGCGACACCGCCGGGGCCGGGAGCAGCCGACCAGAGCAACCCCTACACGAGGTACATGGCCGCCGTGGGTGGTCACGAGAGCGGCGGTGTTGCGCAGCCGAACAAGCAGGGCTCCGGCGCCAATGGCGTGTATCAGTTCATGCCGGGCACATTCGCCACCCAGATGAAGAAGCAGCATCCGGAGCTGACGACCAATCTCACCGATCAGCAGATCACCGATCGCTACATCACCGCCAACAACGGCGACTACGAGCGCGAGGCGATGGCCGGGCTCACCTCCGACAACGCAGCCGCACTCATCAAGAACGGCATGCGACCGACCGGCGCGTCGCTGTTCGCGGCGCATTGGCTGGGTGTGGGTGGTGTGGCGGCGCTGGCGCGCTATCCGTCCAACACGAAGCTCGCGGATATCCCGGAGCTGAAGGCTGCCGTCGCGGCAAATCCGCAGCTGGGCGGCGACACTACGGCGCGCGGCTTCGTGGCCTATACCAGGAGGGTGGCCGGCACCGATGCGATCACCCCCACCCACATCCTGGCGGCGCGCGGCCTGCCGCCCGGCAGCACCCCGGTGGCGGGGCCAGGAGCTGGGCAAACACCACCAGCCACCACACCACCAGCCACCACACCACCAGCGGCTACAGCGCCACCAGCTGGAACCATATCGCAGCCGCCAGGAACATCCGGACCACCAACAGCGGTGCAGCCTCAGGCGATGCCGGGCCAGGAGACGTTTACCTCTGCGGACGAGAAGCGCACCGAGGAGGACTTCAAAACGAACGCCGTGCTCCAGGCGCAGGCGACGCAGGCCAATTCAGTGAACCAGACCACCTTAGACCTCCTGCACCGCCTGCCTAACATTGCCGCAGGCAGTGGCACCGAATGGCGCAACAACCTGATCCGTCTCGGCGATACATGGCTATCGAAGGGCTGGCAGGAGGATATGAAGGACTACCTCCATTTAGACTTCTCCTCTGCCGGCGATCGAGATGCTGCTGTCAAGGAGTTCACCAAGCTCGCGTTGCAGCAGGAAGCACAGATGGGCGGAGTGCATGGCATCGGCCTCGCCGAGATGAACGCTCACGCTTCGCCTCACGCCGGTATGCCGGAGGCAACAATTAGCGACTTGCTCCACGCAGGACTGGTCAGCAATCAGGCAATCCTAGACCACGCACAAGGGCTCACGGCGAAGCTCACACCGCGATACATGGCGTGGCGGAACACGAAGGAGGGCGGTATGCCGGCAGCCTATGTGCCCGCATCACCGGAATTGGAAGCGGAGTGGAAAGACCCAAAGGGCATCCATGCGCCGGCTGTGTATCAGCTGGCGACCGACGCCTTAAACGGTCGTAGCGCCGACGAGCTGACGAAGTGGTACGGCAAGCTCACATCAGAGCAGCGAGCCGAGGCTGAGGCGATCATTCGCAGGGTCGACCCGCAGTGGGCTCCTGGCGGCCATCAGAAACCAGCGGCGGCGCCGTGATGGCAGAGGACTTCTTCCCCAGCTTCGGCACGACGGCACCGGCACCGGCACCAGCACCAGCTCAGGCGCCACCACCAACAGCAGCGCCGCCAGCGGCCGCGACCACCGACTTCTTCCCCAGCTTCACCACCACCCAGGCGCCGCCGCCCCAGGAGCCACATCGGGCGACCAAGGACGAGCTATTCCCCCCGCCGACGGCGGAACTCAACTACACGCCGAACTACGAACCGTACAAGCGCATCTTCCAGGCAGGCGTCGAAGGCGCTGAGGGGGTTCCGCACATCCCGAGAGTTCCCGGAGATCTGATAACGGCTCCGTTCTATAATCCGGTCATTGCCGGTGCCGAAACCGTACTCCGCGCTGGCGGCGCCCTGTTGCGCGGGGGCCAGCAGGCAGTCGTCGAAGCGACCCCCGACATTCACCTGGGATCGCTTGACGTCCCGTGGTTGGGCATCTCCGGAGAACTCACCCCAGGTTCACTCGGCCACGAGCTAGCAGCGGGGCCGGAAGCGTTCCCGACCGGCGTAGGCCACCTGCGCCCACCCATGCGTCCGCCCATTCCTGGGACAGAGTTGCGCGTGCCTTTTACCGAGCAGCGCGCGCCCTTCATGCACGAGGCAACGCCATCCGAGCCGCTACCACCAAGGCCAAGCACCATTCAAGAACTAACGGCGCCACCGCGCCCGGCCGGCATGACCGACCTGGAGCGCATGCATCAACTGATCCAGCACGACACAGCACCGCCGCCGCCTGAACCGGGGGCCACGCCACAGGCCAAGCCAACCTTCTTCGGCAGAGACTGGATGCTAAACGCCGGGGAGACTGGCACCGGCTTCGATATGACTAAGGGCGGCAATGCCATGTCCAGCGCCGCCGACCAAGCTTTGGCAGCAGGACACAAGGTCGAGCTTGTCGCCGATGGTGGGAAGAAGATCGTGCCGATCGTCCGTGTCAAAGACGGCATGATGTATGACGATAAGGGGCAGCAGTGGGGTGGGGTGCCTGTGGCCTTCGATGGCACAGGACGAGAGGGGTTGCGCATCACGCCGTCCACTACCACCGGGACAACGGGTGGGTGGCGACCCGTCAATCCGGATGAGGTGTTCCAGCCCGGGCGTCAGTTCCGCATGAACCAGACGACCGGACAATCGGAGGTTTATGAGCCTACCGCCACATCACCGACTGCGGCGACGCCAGCGGCCACGCCACCGCCGACCAGGGTCAGGACGGCGGCAGACGCGAAGGCGTGGTCCAATGATCTCTATAAGACCGCCAACGATACCGGTGGCACACTGACGCCGCAGTTCACTGACGCCTTCATCGATAACATCACCAAACGCGTCCAACCAAAGACAGAAGCCGGCGCGGCCACTGTTGGGCCAAGCGAAGTCGATGCCATGGTGCAGCGGTGGCAAGCACTCAAAGGCAAGCCGCTGACGTTGAATGCCGTGCAGGAGATGGATGAAGGTCTGACGAGGCTCATTGGCAGAGAGTACAAGCCGCGCCTAACCGAAGAAGGGAAGGAACTCCTGGAGATACAAAGCGATCTGCGTCACTCGATAGACAACGCAGGTGTTGGCGACACGACCGGCGGCACGGCCGGGTTCCAGGCATTAGGCAACGCACGTGGCGCGTGGTCGATATACCGGAAGATGGACGACATCGAACGTATGTGGCAGCGCGCGGAGGGCGTTGAGGGCGACACGACGACGGCCTTTCGGCGCCAAGTCAAATCCCTGCTGGATAGTCCAACCAGATCCCGGGGGTATTCCAACATTGAGAAAGCGTGGCTGAAAGACGCCGCCAATCGCGGTGTGATCGGCGGAACGCTGCACCTGTTCGGCAACAAGCTGCTTATGCTGGGTGGCGCTCTCGCCGAAGGCAGAGCATCGGGTAGCCTCTTCCCTGCGCTTGCGGCAGCGGGTGGAATACATGTCGCACAGCGCGGGATGAATTGGGTGGGAGGCCGCTTGCAACAGCGGCGTGTCACTGGGGCGCTGGGGAAGTTCGGCGGAGAAGTTCCTCAACCGCCACCACCAGTGCCGCCCCCTTAATGCCAAGACCCAAGGACCGCACCATAGGCGATGGTGACCACAATGAAAGCGATGCCACCGAAGGCGATTAAATCACACCAAGACCAAGGTAGAGCAACCGACCGCCTCCATCGCTGAATAGTCTGTCTACCGAATGTGCGGTCCACGTAAACGATGCGATCGACGTAGACAGTCTTCTCGACCGGGACCGTGTGCCATGGTGGATTGCCACCGACATAGACCGTCTTCCCATTGATCATCTCCGCCCAGCTCAGCCCGTGCTTATTGCGGAACGCCTCGGCCTGGAGCCCAGCTGCGTCACGCTCGCCCTGGTGCGCGCTCCCGAGCATGCCGAGGATGTTCACCAAGCGCTGACGATCGGCGTCGGTCATCGCTCAGCCCTCCCGCGCGAAGTCGCCGTGCAGCCGGCGGGCGGCCTCGACGTAGGCGGCGTGGGCGGCCTCAGGGGTGGGGAAGGAACCCAGGTAATGAACGACGCCCTCTGCTGTGATTTGTGAGTGCCATTGCTTGCGATGGCGATAGGCGCCCTTCAATCCAGAACCGTTGTTCTTGTTGACGCCTCGGTTACGCAAGTTCTGCGCGCTCGTAGCTAACCGAAGATTTTCCCAGCGGTCGTCAGCACTGTTTTTGTTGATGTGATCAATCTCGATGGCGCCAGGATCTTCGCCGGTCATCAACATCCAGGCGATCCGCGCCGCCCTGTAATTCTTGCCGCTGATGTGGATCATCCAATATCCGAGGACGATACCCCCGGCTGGCGTTCCACCGAACAGCCTATTGAAAGTCTTCCAGCCCTTCTGGGTTGGGAAGTGTTCTCGTGGGCGCCACCGTTGCCATCTGTACGCGCCGAGTTCTGGCTCGTATATGAGGCTATCGCGTAGAAAGATCAGGGGCGGTAGACTACGGAAAGGCTTCGGCATGGCTCATCTCCATGGCGGGGTTTAGGGACGTGTCCGGGGTCACTACCGGGCGCGTCCCGCATCATACTAGGTTAGAGGGCAGAGATACAAGGAATGTCCGGTACCGCAATTGGCAACAGACTGGTGCTCCCTATCCAGCAAGTGGTTGATGCCGCCGGCATTCCCCTCGTTGGGGCCCAGCTTTTTTCGTATGCGACCGGGACAGGTACGCTGCAGAGCACATATAATGACGTGTCTCTCACGATCGCTAATGCCAATCCCGTGGTCACCAACAGCATGGGAATGTTCCCACAGGTCTTCCTCGTTGCGGCGCCTGCGTACCGCTTACGCCTAGAGGACGCGGCGGGAGCGGTCATCTACGATTGTGACCCTTGCTCGGGTGTTCCTACTAGCGGCTTCGGCGGTTCGATCTCTGGCTACGTCCCTGTCGGCGCTATCGTACCTTTCGGTGGGAGCACCCCACCATCTGGATGGCTGTTCTGCGACGGTAGCGAGATATCACGCACCACGTTCTCGGTCCTCTTCTCTGTCATCGGCACCACATTCGGAGCCGGCGATGGCGCGACGACTTATGCCCTTCCAGATTTGAGGGGCAATGTGGCGGTGGGCAGAGACAATCTCGGCGGAGTCGCTGCCGGGCGGATCACCTCAGGCAACAGCGGGGTTGACGGTGCTACCGTCGGGGCTATGGGGGGAAGTGAGCTTTTACAGACACATAATCATGCATTAACCGATCCGGGACACAAACATTCAGATACCGGTCACACTCATACAATGTCGCCGATTGCAATAAGCTACCCTCTTACTGGAGGAGGATTACAAGGCGGGGGCAACTACCACTTCGATTTCCCAGAGTCCAAAGTACAGTCAGGCATGGCACAGATCACTGATGCGACGACCGGCATCACGATCTCTAACTTCGGTGGTGGTGGCAGCAACAACGTGCAGCCCTCGATTATCTGCAACTATATAATTTTCTACGCGTAACAACTAACCCATCCCCTGCAGTGCGGTTCCCTTGGTCGCCGGTTTGCGACGCTGGGACTTGAGCCGCTCCTTTTTCTCCCTGGCCTGGGCGATCGCCTGGAGTTGTGCTGGCGATAGCTGGGCCCTGAGGTTGTCGATGATAGCCTGCACGAGGACCAGCCGTCGCTCGGCACGTTCGTGAGTCAGGCGGCGGGTGAAGACTCGGTTGCCATAGGCCCGTTTCCTGGCAAGCAGATCGCGATCCATCTCGGCCAGCATCTCGACCAGGGATGGTGCCAGCAGATCAGGCACCGCCGACTCGCAGGCGCTCCAGCCGGGTGGTGAACGCGGACTTGACCGACAGCACCAGTCCCTCCCGCCCATCCTTCTGCCAGCGCTGGATCGGCGCCATCACCGCGGGTGTCTTGCTGTAGGCGATGACTTCCTGCCCGGTCTTCAGTGTCGGCAGATGCTGCAGGATGTGCGCGACGATCTTCTCGTCGGGGTCGGTCGTCTCCTCGGGATCTGCGGCCGGCAGCTCTCCGGCTTCCGACTCGTCCTCCTCGTCGAGGGTGTCCAGCAGGGCGTCGGCCTCGGGGCTCATGGCCTTGGCGTCGTGCAAAGCCTCGGCGTTGTGGAACAGCAAGTTGTTACGGTCGTTGTCGTGGGTCTGGGCCCAGACGGCCAGGAACTGCTGCGCCCAGACCAGCGGGTCGAGATAGGTCTCGCCGTCGATCGGCTCGCCGGTATCATCCAGCACGGCGTAGTCGAACTGCTCCTGAGTCTCGGACGCTGCCGCTGGCGGGGGTTCAGGCTCCGCTGGCGGCTCCTCGGCTGGCGGGGGTGTCGGTGTCGGGGGCGTCGGCGGAGGCGTCTGGGGCGGCTCCTGGGGCGGCTCCTGGGGCTGTGTCGGGGTTTCCGACTTATCCCCCTTTACCTGGGAAGTGTCCTGTGCCGGCGGCGTCTGGGTTGGCTGCTTGGCGGCTGGACTTTGCCGGGTCGGCCGCGGCGGATCGACCGCCCTGAACCATTGGCTCGGCACAGAGATGCCGTCGTGCATGCTGGTGTAGATGCGGCTCAGCTGCATCACCTGCCCCGGGCTGATTGCCTCCAGCTTGCACTGGATGCGCTGCTCGATCTGCGCCTGGGTGACGCCGAATTCCGAGAACGCCTTCAGTAGCTTCTTCAGCCCGTCCACCGAAGTGTCGACGTTGGCGCTCATCGTCTCTTGGCATTGCTCGACCGCGGCATCGATCACGTCTGATGGGATCACCGCCTGCAGGCACGACCGTTTGCGGCGCTGCGAGCTGTTGGCGATCAGCTCGTAGATGTCGCGTTCGTCCGTCACCAGCTTCGGACCTTGGCGCGTGTCGCGGATGTGGCGGACCTGGAACTGCCTGTCGTCCTTGTAGCCGGTCTCCAGATCCCAAGCGTACGTTACGACGTCGCTGGTGTTGCCTTCGGTGTGGACGATCTTGAAGCCCGAATGGATGTTGCCCCAACGCCGGGCAATCGCTTCCAGTAACTTGATGGACGGGCCTCTGATGTCGGTGCCGCCGCGTGCGTATTCGTATTGCGCGACGCTCGCCAGGGTGACGCGGCCACAGTCGCGCAGGATGGCGTCCATCGCCTGCTGCGGGTCGCGTGGGTTCATGCGTGCCAGCATAATCTGCGCCTGAAGCTCGCCGAGGGCCCTCTGCTGCTCGGCCGACGCCAAGGCACCGAGCGAAGGCGCCTGCCGTGTGGCGACCTCCTGGCCGGTGTTGAACGGGTTGCGCGGCCGCTCCTGCACGAACATTTCGTTGTCGGTGTCACTCATGTGGAGTACTCCTTTGGTGGTCGATGATGCCGCGGTCGATCTCATACACGCACTGCGCCAGGGCGATGCCGCGCTCGACGGGTGGCATGTCCATCGACGGCAGATCCCGATCGGTGAAGAACGCGTACGCCTCGCCGAGTTTCGGCCACGAGAACCCGCCGCCCGGCATCATCCTGGGCTTCTGCACGATGTCGGTCGCCCGGCGCATGGCGCAGGCCATGGTCTTGCTGTCGAACAGGCGTGACCACCCTATCCTGGACTGGAACGCTGAGCGCTCCAGGATCTTGCGGTGGAAATCCATGTTGAACGCGCAGACCCGCTCGACGTCCTCCAGCCAGCCGACAAAGCGCGCCATCGCGTTCTCCACCGGCACGCCGATCCTCACCCCCTCCTCCAGGGTGACCCCGTGCGCGACGACCGCATCGTCCTCGACCATCCAGGTGTTGTTGGGGCGGATCAGCACGCACCAGCGGCCGATGATGTCGGCCTCGTCGGCGATCAGGCAGGCGAGCCGCACCATATTGGGCTGCTCGGTGTAGGTGATCTGCTCGCGGAAATTGTAGCGGCCGGTGGTGTCGGTCTGAACGTACAGCGTCTTCATATCGACCGCTCCTCTTTGATCACCACACCGGGGATCTGACGAACCCTTTCGCTCCGGATGGCATAGTTGATGCGGGTCTCGGCGAACGCGAGGTACGCCAACGGCGCGTCGCCGGCAGCGACCGCCTTGACCAGCTTCATCAAGTCGGAGGCCCGGTAGTCCGCCACCCAGCGGGTGCGCAGCGACACCACCGTGCCCAGCTCGCCGCGGGTGCGGCTCAACTCGGCAGCTGACGCCTGGGCAAGGGCGGCGGCTTCCTCGGCCTCCTGGGCGACGACCATGGCGTGGTCGAGGGCCTCCTCGGTCATCGCATCGATGGCTGCGTCCTGGGCCAGGGCAGCCTCGGCGGCGAGCCGCTCAGCCTCCAGGCGGGCTGCCTCACGGCGCTCCGCCTCCTGTTTGTTGGCGAACACCGTCATGCGGGCTCTCATGTCCTTCTGACAGCGCTCGACCGGGTCGCTCAGCGAGCCGAAGAACGCGTCGACGACTTTGCCGCCGACGATGTAGGGCTTCTTCTCGACATCGTGCCCGGTGTCGCACTCCTTGATGAAGGTGTTCATCATGCCCTTGGGGCCGGCGAAGTCGGCTGCGCGGCCCTGCACGGTCTCGTCGGGGATGCCGTTGGGATAGGCCTCCAGGAAGCGCTTGTAGCCGGCGAGAAGCTCGTCGCGACGCTGCACCAGGGCGGTGTTCGTCTCAGCCAGCCATTCCTTGATGGTCTCGGGGGACGGCGGGATCGGGTAGTTGCTGTGGGACATGGGATACTCCTGTGGGGTCGGAGTATCCTGATAGCTCATCAGTATCCATCCGTCAATCAGAAGATACTAGCGACCCTCACCTCGCGCAGCACGATAGGTTCGTCTGGATGGAGCATCGGGTGATCCGGCTGGTTCTCCCGCGCCCAGGCCAGCGTCTCCAGCATCTGGCGATACTCAGCCTCGTCGATGAGGTCGCCGAACCACACGACCCGCAGCAGGCTCAGCTCGAACGCCGTGCCCTCCATTGTCGCCTGGATGATGATGTCGGCGTAGGCGTCCGCGGTGATGCCGACCTGCAACGTCTCGTCGGCCTCGACCACGTAAATCATGCCGTCCTCGACGGTGACGACGGCCGGCATCCACGGGCCCTTCTTTGCCCGCCGGTAGCGGTAGAAGCCGGCCGTGACCTCATCGATGCGCCGCGGTTTACGCCTCACAGGAACCAGCGCCTCCGTTGGGAGAGGACGACAGTACCGAGCAACCCGACGCCGAACAGCGCGAGCGATCCCGGTTCGTATGCTTCCGTGGCGCCGACGATTTCGATCGTCGCATCGATCGACTGCGGCAGCGCGGATGCAGCGAACGTCAGCACGAAGTGCGCCGAGTCGGTGGTGAACGCCGGGAACACGGTCGGGCCGCCAGTCTCGGCGCCAGAGCCTGTGAAGGTCCTGGTGACGCTGCCGGCCGGGGTGACGGCGGACAGCACGAACGGACCAGTGCCAGCGCCGATCAGATTATTGACGGTCAAGAGAGCGCTGAGCGGCCCACCGGCAAAACTGAACCCGGACGAGGCGATATCCACCGTCAGGGTGGTCGCGGCTACCAGGGGTGTCGTTGTGACGGTCAGCGTGGTGGCTGAGAGGTCTGGCACGCTCAGGAGCGGCGGGCCTCCCGCGCTGAGTGCGATGGCTGAGAAGCCGCCGCCGCTGCACGATGTGGTCAACGTGCCGGAGCCGCCGTCGGTGGTGTTGCAGCCGGCGCTCAGGCCAGCCGTGGTCGAGCTGGCGGAGCTGACGAGCGTGGCGCTGGCCGGCGAGACCCAGGCCATGGCGGCCAGTGTCGTGGTGACGAACAGGATGTGCTTCATGACGAGACCCCCTGAGACATGCGCCCGATCAGTGGCGCGCACCCAGACTTTAGCTGATCCTGGTCGGAATGGCGTTGGCAGAAAAATGGCGACAGGAGGGGGTTCATCTCCTGCCGCCGAGTTGCTGTGGGATAGTCTAGGCTAGGACCGGCGCCTCCGTGCGAAGGCGGCGGTACCGAGCAGCCCTACGCCAAGCAAGGCGAGGGATGCCGGTTCAGGGGTCTCGACCGGTGTGCAGCTGGTCGCGGTGACCAACGTGCACAGACCGCTGACCCGTGGCTGATCGAACTGGGTAAACCCGAAGGCTGCTCCAGGAACATTGTTGGTCACGTCGATGCGGGTGATGAACTCGCCACCCGAGGCAACCATGGTCAGGAAGTTTGAGCCGTTGGTTAGCACGAAGTGGAACGGCGCGCCGAAATTGTCGGTGACCGTCACCAGCGCATCACCGACCCCGTTCGTCAGGTCAATGATGGCATCGCCCCACGCAGTCGGTTGGCCGTTCAACAGTCCAGCCCGCATCGAGATCGAATTGAGCTGGTTGTTGTCGGGGGCGTGGATCGCGCTGTTGTCGATACAGTTCGCGAGACACTCGATTTTGGCCTGCCCACCGGACGCCTGGGCCAAAATCTGCAACGGATTGCCGAGCGTCGTGAAGAGCACACCGGCTCCGGTGTGATCGACTTGGCCATCGGTCAACGTGAGGCCCGACTCGCCGTTCGTGAACAAGATATTCTGTTCACTCGGCTGCTGCGGCACGTTGCCCAGGGTGAAGGTGATGTTGGCATGCGCCGCCGGCACCCCGAACCAGAGGGCTCCGGCGACGATGGCGGTGGTACTCAATAGTCTTTTCATTCCGAAAGTATCCTTATCACGAGGTGGGCCAGGAGCGTCCAGCACAGCATACTGATGATGATGGCTGTGAGGATGCCCCTGGATGGTCTTAGGTCACCGCGAGAACTGATCACGCTTGCGACTGGACACGAGGCCCAGACCGAGCAGGCCGACGCCGAGGATGGCGAGGCCGGCAGGCTCCGGCGCCGCGGCGACGCCCTGGATTTCGATCGTGGCATCGATCGACTGCGCCGTTGCGGAGGGGCCGAAGGTCAGCACGAAGTGTGCACTGTCAGTCGTGAACGCAGGGAACACGGTGGGGCCACCGGTCGCTGCGCCGGCACCCGTGAAGGTGTGCGTAACGGTTCCGACGGGGGTGACGGCCGACAACACGAACGGCCCGACGCCGTTGCCGATCAGGTTGTTGACGGTCAGCAGCGCGGTGAGCGGTCCGCCGGGGAAGCTGAAGCCGGACGAGGCGATGTCGACGGTGAGCGTGGTCGCCGCCGCCAACGGGATGGTGGTGACGGTCAGTGTGGTCGCCGTGAGGTCAGGGACGGCCAGCAGCGGCGGGGCTGATGCTGTCAGGGCAACGGCCGAGAAGCCGCCGCCGGAGCAGGTGGCGGTCAGCAGGCCGGTGGCTGTGGTCGTGTTGCAGCCGGTGCTCAGGCCAGCCGTGCTTGAGGTGGCGGTGCTGATCAGGGTGGCGGACGCCGGGACAGCGTAGGCCAGGGCGGCGAAAGCGGTGGCAGCTAGGAGGGTGTGTCGCATGGGTTCTCCTGGGGTGTGCGCCGGAATGACGCATGCTGTCCTAGCTGATGCGGGACGGGAACAGTTATCGAATAGTTCCGACACTTGCGGTAATGGGATACCAGGAATTGTAAGGCTAGCTTTACACTTTCACGCCGCTTCCGATGGGGCTGGGCGAAGCAGCGCCTCCACTGTCTCCCGCAAGTCTTTGATCCAATGGTCGCGCTGGACGATCTGCTTGCGCAGTTCAGCGTTCTCCTCGCGCATCATCTGGGTTTGGGTGCGCAGGGTATCGATCTGTCGCTGCAGCGCAGCATTCTCTGGCGTCATGCGTGGCTCCATAGGTCGCCTGGGGGTGGGGTCAGCAGGACCGTAGGGCTGGTGTATTCGGCGATGAACACGCCGAGTGCCTGCTGGTCGGTGAGCACCGCGGGGTGGGTCATGAAGTAGGCCAGGAAGTCGCTGAGTACCATCGCGTGGTAGTCGTCCAGCGTCAGGCTAGGCGGAGGCGGTGGAGGAGGAGTGCTACCACCGCCCCCAGTGCCATCGCCGCTGCCACCAGTGCTGCCACCAGTGCCACTACCGCCGCCGTCCGTCGGATTGATGAACGCCATCGCCGAAGTGTCGAGCGAAGGCCGCGCGGCGAGGTTGACGTTGTTGGAGGCATTGACGGTGCCTAGGTTGCTGAGGTTCCAGAGCTGGTTGCCGGTGAAACTAACTGGCGTGGGTGATAGCACGCCCACACCGCCATCGCGGTCGTTGACGATGGTGTTGTTGCTGATGGTCTCGGTGCCGTTGTGCGTGATACCCTCCTCGCCCCAGGCGAAGATGTTCTGGTTCTCGCTGCGCGGCCCTTGCTCGATCACGTTGCCGGAGATGTTGACGTTGCCGCCGTTCGGCGTGTCGATCGAGTATGACGCGGTCGCGTTGTTATCGAACACCCGGCTGTTGGTCACGTTGGTGCTGGCGGCACGGGACTTGATCTCGTGACCGACCACAGCGTCGTGGAAGTATGACGCATCGATGGAGACGGACGCGATAGCGCCAGCGTAGAAGTTGTGGGTGAAGCCGGAGCCGTCGCCGTTGAACGAGAACTCCGAGTGACTGACGTTGATGGTGCCATTA